TTAAAGATGAAACAAAAGTTAAAATTACAGAGAATAGTAGATTAGTAATAGATGACTTTGTATACGATCCAAAACAATCAGATGCAGGTAAACTTGCATTAAAAGTTGGATTAGGTACTGTTAGATATGCAAGTGGGCAAATAGCAAAAGCTAATCCACAGCAAGTAGGTATTCAAACTCCCACTGCTACAATTGCAGTACGTGGTACTGACTTTACTATGACAGTAGATGAAACTGGCCAATCTCTTATTGTACTACTTCCAAGTTGCAAAGATGAGAAAGATGTTAAGCAATATGAACTACAAGAGAATATTTGTAAAGTAGGTAAAATTGTAGTTACAAATGATGCAGGGGAAGTTACTTTAGATCAAGCGTTTCATGCAACTTATGTTAGTAGTAGAACTGCAATGCCAACTGCTCCGGAAGTTATTAGTTTGGTAGAATCTAAAATCAATAATAACTTAATCATTTCTGCGCCAAAAGAAATTGTTAACGCAATTAAACAAGCAGCTAGAACAAAGAAAGATGAAGAACAAGAAGATTTAGAAAAAGAAGCAACTAGACGATTAGCAAATCAAGTAGCTAAAACTCAAGAAACTATTGCTGCTAGAATAGAACAGATTGCAGAAACTATACAATCTATTGCACCTTGCGACCCGACATCGCATGTATGTGTAATGTGGGAACAACCTAATGCAGACGGTACACAAAAAGGTAAAGGTACTGCATATCGTATAACCCCAGATGAACACTATGCTGAAATTAAAACACAAGGGTATACTTCTAATACTGCTATATCTATTATTCAAAATGATACTACTGCATCTACAATGATAGGCGACAGCAGTGGCGGTAATACAATAAGTATTACACAAACTACCGGAGTGTTAAGACGATGAGAATTTTATTTTTCATATTGTTGTTATGGTATTCAAATGTAGATGCAGTTCCTAACTATGTACCACTTAGACCATTAATGTTAGGATATATTCCATCAAGTATGAATAGTCCAGGTGGTGAGTTCTTTAGTAATGCGTTTGACGGTAATCCCGGAACTAAGTATCTTAACTTTGATAAACTTAGTGCAGGTGTTATGCTTAAACTGTCACAAGGTAAAGTTATTAGTCAAGTACAATTTACTACAGCAAATGATTCTCCAGAACGAGATCCTGCTAGTTTTAGTTTATTTGGAAGTAATGATACATCAGGAGGTTGGACGTTAATAACTTCTCAACTTATTGCATTACCTAATAATAGACTTGCAGTTAGTCCAGTATACCCTATTAACAATACAGAAGCATACGTGTATTATAATATAACGTTTCCAATTGTTAAAGACGCAGGTGCTGCTAACTCTATGCAAATTGCAGAAATAACATTCTTGTACGATCAAAATGATCCTACTACTAGCATTGACTTAGGAAGTACGTTACCATGGACTACGTTTCCAAGTGTATATTGCTGCGGTGGCAGTGGATCTTCATTTAATGCCGCTCCTGCTAATACTGCAAAAGTAACGGCTTTTACATCTAGATCAACTACTGACAATCAAGTATATATAGATCAGTTAGGAAACAATAACAAGATTACAATTGATCAAAAAGGTACTAACAACAATTATGTAAATTACAGCAGTAATGGCTCGTCTAACACTACTACTATTAATCAAACTGCAGCCAATAACTTACAAGTAAACTTTATTGACTTAACAGTAAATGGCAATTCTAATTTGCTTAGTATAGATCAAGATACATATACTGCCGGGTTTAGTAAAGGTGCTTTTATAAATATAACTGATAATAACAACAGTTTAATTTTACAACAAAAGGGTAGTGGAAATTATTATGCTAATATTGAATTATCTGGTGGTAATAAACATGTTGATATATTACAACAAGGTGCAGCAAATCATATGACTGATATTACCTTATCAGGACAACCAGTAGACTTGAGTCTACAACAGAGTGGTGCTACTCAACAGTATTACTCAATAAACTTTAATTGTGCTACAGTAGGAGGATGCGCACCAATTCAAGTACAACAAGGGCAATAACTTTTAGTTAAGGCTATTAGGAAATTAAAATGTAAATAAGGAATTAATATGGAAACTTCAAGAGGCGCACTTATTGAAAAGATAATGTTTGCACTAATACCAATCTTATTCTCGTGTATAGTGTATTTAATTAACTCATTGTCTAGTGCTAATGAACGCATTACTATGTTAGAGGCAAAAAATCAAACTATAGTTACTGCTGATGCATTACACGAAATGAATAACATATTAGATCTAGCTCGTGAAAAACTACGTCAAGATTTATTAACCTTGCAAACTGAAAACATTGAACGTTCTGCAGAAAATAAAAGTTCAGTTAAAGTTTTAGAATGGCGTATTTCTGCATTAGAGAGTCATCAAAAATAATATGAAAAAACTTAAAACTTATAAATCAATCTTTATCTCGGATATACACTTAGGTACTCGAGATTGTAAAGCAGAACAACTTAACGACTTCCTTAAACATAACACTTGCGAAACACTATACTTAGTAGGTGACATTATAGATGGTTGGAAAGTTCAGCAAAATAAACTAAGATGGAAACAAAGCCATACTGATATCATACGTAGATTTTTAAAAATTTCAAGACAACACACTCAAGTTATCTACATAGCAGGTAATCATGATGAATTTTTAAGACCTATGCTACGATTAGGAATATCATTTGGAAAGATATCTATTGTTAATCAGTGTGATCATATTGGCGTAGATGGAAAGCGTTACTTAGTTACACACGGCGACTTGTTTGACGGTATAACTAGATTAGCACCATGGTTAGGATTTTTAGGTGATAAAGGATACGACTTTATTTTAGGACTTAATAATCATTTTAATTGGGTGCGTCACAAGTTAGGGTTTGGATACTGGAGTTTAAGTAAATACCTAAAACATAAAGTTAAGACGGCTGTAGATTTTATCTTTCAGTTTGAGATTAACTTAACTGACTACTGTAAAAAAAGAAACTATGACGGTGTAATATGTGGACATACACATACACCACTTATTAAAGAGATTAACAGCATTATACTAATGAATGATGGTGACTGGGTTGAATCTATGTCAGCATTAGTTGAACACCACACAGGTGAATGGGAAATTATATACTGGACGGAGGTGAAAAGTAATGTGGACATTGATAATGCTAGTAGTTAATATACACGATCCAACAGACGTGCCTGGAAGAATGAAATTGTTTTTTCCTACAGAACAAGAGTGTGTGCATGTAGCATCATCACTAACATATACAGTAAAATTTGATTGGTTTAAAGTTACTGCCGAGTGTACAAAATCATAATAACAATTTACTAAATAAAAAAAGCTAGTCGCGATGCACTATCATCCACTAGCACTAAACATTATATATGTTATCTAAGGAGACACTAATGCCCAGCACAATTATTTATATAGATATAAAACCAACTTATCTGTATATCAAACAACATTCAGTAACAGGTTTAAAATATTTCGGCAAAACTACTTCTCAAGATCCTAAAAGATATTTAGGATCAGGAAAACATTGGAAAAATCATATTACTGCACACGGAAAGGAATTTGTAGAAACTATTTGGGTTTCAGATCCATATACAAATAAAACTATGTTAACTGAATTTGCATTAACCTTTTCAAAAGAAAATAATATAGTAGAATCTAAAGAGTGGGCTAACTTAATACCTGAAAACGGTATTAGTGGAGCAGTTCAAGGAAAACCGTGTACAGAAGAAACTAAATCTAAAATACGTGATTCAAAGAAAGGTAAACCTGGTCCAAATAAAGGAATCAAAGCAACTAAGCCTGCTTGGAATAAAGGCATTAAAACAGGTAAACCTGCACATAATACAGGTAAACCGCACTCAATAGAAACTAGAGCTAAAATGTCTGCTTCTCAACAAAATAGACAACATATCTCTTGCCCGCATTGCAACACAACAGGAGTAAACAGTTCTATGAAACGTTGGCACTTTGAAAATTGTAAGGTAATCAAATGAAAAAAATTTTAATAGTTTCCGACAACTTGTTTGATCAAGTTAACGGCGTAGTGACTACGTTCACTAATATAAAAAAACAAGCAGAATTAAACGGATATGAAATAGAAATTATAAACCCTAGTCATTTCCGTTATATAGATGCTCCAAAATATCCAGAAGTAAAACTTAGCCGTACATCTGGTATTAGAAAAATGATTGACAGGATCAATCCAGATTATATTCATATTTGCACAGAAGGTCCAATCGGGCTGGCAGCTCGTGGATATTGTCGCAACCGTAAGTTTAACTATAATACATCCTATCATACAAAGTTTCCCGAGTTTATTAAAAAAATATACGGAATACCAAAATGGATTACATACGCATACGTGCGTTGGTTTCATAAAGATTCAACTGTAGTATTAACTACTACACAAACAATGGTTGAAGAACTTAAAGAACATAAGTTTAGACCAAATGTCATACCATGGACACGCGGTGTTGATAGAGAATTACTACAACCAACTGCACACAAAGCAGATTCAGACAAAACTGTTTTGCTATATGTAGGCAGAGTGTCTAAAGAAAAATCATTAGATGATCTATGTGTATTATCTAAAAACGAAAAGTATCATGTGCAAATTGTAGGAGATGGTCCTTATCGTAAACGATTAGAAAAGAAATATCCATTAGTAGAATTTGTAGGATACAAGTCAGGATCGGAGTTAGCTGATTATTATGTTAATGCTGATGTATTTGTTTTTCCAAGTGCAGCTGATACGTTTGGTATTGTAATAATTGAAGCAATGTCGTTAGGTTGTCCAGTTGCTGCATATCCAGTGCCAGGTCCTATTGATATTATAGAACAAGGTCGTAATGGTATTATGGATACTAACTTAGAAACAGCAATTGAAGAATGTTTAAAACTTGATAGACACCGTGTATATATAAGTTCATTTAGATGGACTTGGGAAAATTGTTGGGAAATATTTAAAGACAACTTGGTGCCAAAAATAAAATGATTAAAAAAATATTATTAAACCCCTGGACTGCGCTACTAACAGTTATGTTAGTAGCGGGTGTACGTATAGCAGATCCGTCATTTGTAGAAAGTATGCGACTAAGATACTTTGATACATTAATTACAAGTAAACCAATACAAGACTCATCTGTTACTACGGTAAACATAGATGATGCTGCATTAGAGAAGTATGGGCAATTTCCGTTCTCTCGCGACATATACGCACAGATAATTGAAGACTTATATGCTAGAGGTGCAGGATTAGTAGTGTTTAATATCTTTATGCCAGATGCAGATAGATTTAAAAGAGATGCAGACTTAGCTAACGTTATTTCAATTTCTCCTGTTGTACTACCGCAGACCGCAACTAACGAACCTGTAAAATTAGATACTATTGCATTTCGCCCAGGTGTTAGTGTAATAGGAAATGAAGATCAACCATTTACTGTAAATTATGAAAACATACAAGCAAATACTAAACAACTTAACGATGTTACTGCAGGTGCTGGTATTGTTAACACTTTCCCAGAACTCGATGGCGTTGTACGAAGAATGCCAATGGTTGTATCATCAAAAGGAAAGTTATACCCGTCACTTGGACTTGACACTTTACGAGTCGCAAGTGGAGACCCAAGTTTCCAAGTTAAAATCTCAGAGTTTGGAGTCGAAGCTGTCAGAATTCCTAAGTTTGGAAAAATTGCAACCGACCCGTTCAGTAGAATTTGGATTGACTGGTCACATAAGCCCGCAAGCTATTCAATCACTAGTCTTCCAGACTCCTTTGAGGGACGAATCATTATTGTTGGTCTTACCGCAAGAGGACTCAACAACCCAGTGGCAACAGCTACAGGGGAACGGTTTCCTCATGAACTTCAAAGTGCTGTATTAGATACACTAGTATCTGGTACTAACATTGTTAGACCGGACTACGCAGATGGGGCAGAACTATTAGCATTTATTGCACTAGCTATTGGTTCTATATTTTTAACGAGATGGCGTTATGGCTTTATTCCTATTATTATGTTTATCGGCGGCATTCCTTATGCTGCTAGCTATGTTTTCACCAATTATAGCATTTTACTGGATGCAACGTTTGTTGTGGCTGGATTTGGCTTTGTGTATGCTCATGCTTATACTGTTAAGTTTGTTTCTGAACTAACACAAAAACTAGCTATCAAAAAACAATTTGCAGGTTACTGCTCTAAAGAAGTAGTCGAAATGCTACAAAAAGATCCAGAACTAATTAAACGTGGTGTTAAAAAGGAAATAAGTATTTGCTTTTCGGATTTGCGTGGATTTACTCCATTAGGTGAGTCATTTGGAGACGATGTTGGCGGTTTAACTAAAGTAATGAACGGTTATATGGATTCTATTACGAAGCCAATTTTAGAAGCTAATGGTATGGTTATTAAATATATCGGAGATGCATCTATGCATATTCACAATGCTCCAATTGATGATCCTAGTCATCCATCAACTGCAGTAGCAACAGGACTCAAAATGGTTAAAGCTGTTAAAGAATATAGTAAACTCCTTGAAGCTGCAGGACGTCCAGGTGTAAAGATGGGAGCTGGTATTAATACCGGATTAGGATATATTGGAGAAATGGGGTCAACAGAACGACATAGTTACGATGTGTTAGGAGATGCTGTTTCAACAACTGCTCGTATAGAAAGTAAATGTAAAGAATACGGTTGTGTGCTGTTAGTTGGAGAAAATACTGTACGTTATTGTGATAACGAATTTTTCTTCCTAAAGATTGATGATTTAGCTGTTAAAGGTAAAAGTGTCGGAGTTGGAATTTATACTGTGTTAGATGACGTTGTACCTGAATATGTTACTGCTAAAGAATCTCACAATAAAATGCATGAGTTATATAGAGCACAACAATTTGATTCTGCCATTAAAATATGTAATCAGCTTAAAGATAAGTTTGATGGGAAAATGGCAAATTACTACGATATGTGGATTGAAAGGTGTGAATTCCAAAAAACTCAAGAGTTGCCTAAAGATTGGAATGGGGTCTTTATAGCAACCTCAAAATAAAGGTTTGATAAATAGATGTATGAGGATTTACATTATAACTAATTTAATTAACGAAAAAAGATATGTGGGTATGACTTCAAAAACATTAGAAGTTAGATTTTCAGGGCATAAAGCAGATGCCCGTAGGAATAAACCCTGGATACTGCATAAAGCTATACGTAAATACGGAGAAGAAAACTTCAAAATAGAATTGTTAGAAGAAACAAATGCTAACGATTTAAATGAATTAGGACTTGTTGAAACGTTTTGGATCGAAAAGCTTAAACCAGAATATAATATGTCACTAGGTGGCGAAGGAAATTGCGGTTGTGACACATCAGGAGAAAAGAACGGCATGTTTAATAAAACCCATACTGAAGAAGCAAGAGCATTAATGAGTGCTAATAGAAAAGGAAAAGGATCACAACCTGGTAAATTAAATCCTAGATTTGGGAAACCTGGTACTTTTGCAGGATGTCATCATAGTGATGAGACTAAACAAAAAATGCGTAAGCCTAAGAGCGTACCGAGACAGCGTGTAACATGTGAAATCTGCAGTAAAGAAGTTACTATAAACACTATTGGGCAACACAAGCGCAGATTTCACAATAACGAGTTTATCGCCACAGAGAAATAATTAAAAATCAGCGTCAGTAAGTCCAGCTTTTTTCATAACAGACCTTGCAAGGCCAATACTTAATGGTTTTGACCCACGAGGTATTGCAATATGATGCGAATTATCAGGTGCATAAAACTTCTCATGTTCTCCGCCTTCATGTGAAGTATAACCTTTTTTTAGTAACGCTTTTCTTAATTCTTTACTAGTTGGTATTTTAGTTTCATCTAATTCAATA